TGTCGTCGACTGGTCCGCCGCGGATACTAAGGTGGCTGCTCTCGGGCTTGCCATCGACACAACGCAAAACGACTCGTCTCAGCGATACAAGGAACTTTGGAAGCGCATTGCCGTTTCATATTTCGCAGCCACGGCGACGCGGATCTACGAGGCGCCAGCCGACTACGCGACAAACCAGCTGGAAATTCAGGCTGGCTGTTACGGAGCTTTCTTCCATCACCGCATTGGCTCAACCACACAGTGGGCTGCGTTGATCAAGGACGAAGCTGGTGCCGGCGTAAAGTGGGCTACCGGCGGCACCCAAGCAAAGGGCGTTCTTTACGACATCATCGAATCCCTGATCGGAACGATAGTCCCAATCACCGTCGTTTCGAAGTTGGTTACGCTAACTCTTCCGACGCCAATTGGTACTTGGATGGACTCTGGAATCTACTGGCTTCTGACTCAAGCCAGTGAGTCCGTGCTCATCGTTCCGACCGGAGGATCGTTCGGCGGCGTCCCGACCGTCAAGTGGTCGAACAACACCACAGTTGGTATTGGAACTCCGACGCTAAGCGGTAGCAACTACGTCGTAACCGTCGCAAACCAGTACGACAATACCACGAAGACCCTCAGCGTTACCGCGCTCGTCGGCGGTAACACCGTCACCGATACACAAGACATCTTCCACGACGGTGGCGGATAGCCAAGGAAGGAGTAATTCATGACAACCATTGCTACAACTGGCGCTGGATTCGCATCAAAGACCTTGGCGCACTACGGAACCAAGGGCATGAGGTGGGGTGTTCGAAAGGATCGCACGGCGCAAGAGGTCACTGTGAAGGTGGCTCCAGGTCGAAAGGCCACGGCAAGTGGTGGAAAGAACCACAAACCCACGCCAGAGGCAATGCAGCGAGTGGCAACCGTTCAGAAGTCAAAGCGGAGCACCACCGACTCTCTGACAAACAAGGAACTGCAAGACGCCGTCACGCGAATGCAGCTCGAGCGGAAGTACAACACTCTGACTGGCGAGAACATGACCGTCGGAGCAAAGTTCGTTCGATTCATTCTGAAGCAGGCGGGTGACCTGGCTGCCGAGAAGGTGACCGCGGGGCTCGTTGACGCAACTAAGAAGTAGAAGGGAGGTCGGCGATGGGTTTATCAAATACGGCAACGCCGTATTACTACGGAAGATTCCGTGATGCGGTTCTCAGGGGAGATGTTCCTGTAAACCGGGAGATCGCTATGGAGATGTACCGCATCGATGCACTCATCGCCGACCGAACGGTCTATTACGATCCTGATCCACTCGAAGGTTTCATTCTCTTCTGCGAGAATGAGCTGACTCTTACGGACGGAAGTGATCTACGTCTTCTGGAGACCTTCAAGTTGTGGTCCGAGCAGATCTTCTGCTGGTACTACTTCGACGAAGTTCCAGAGTGGGAAGAAGCGGCCGATGGGCATGGTGGCCGCTTCGTGATGGTTACAAAGAAGCAGCGACTGATCAGGAAGCAGTACCTCATCGTCGCTCGAGGAGCAGCAAAGTCCCTCTACGAGTCCTGCCTTCAGGCTTACTTCCTCGTTATGAACACGTCTACGACCCATCAGGTCACGACTGCGCCGACGATGAAGCAGGCCGAGGAAGTCATGTCGCCAATCAGAACGGCGATTACTCGAGCAAGAGGTCCGCTGTTCAAATTCTTCACCGAAGGATCGCTTCAAAACACCACTGGATCGCGCGCAAACCGCGTGAAGTTGGCTGCCACAAAGAAGGGCATTGAGAACTTCCTCACCGGCTCGATGGTTGAGATCCGACCGATGTCCATCAACAAACTCCAGGGTCTTCGAACCAAAATTGCCACTGTAGATGAGTGGCTTTCCGGAGACCTTCGAGAAGATGTCATCGGAGCAATCGAGCAGGGCGCGTCGAAGGACGGCGACGAGTACCTTATTGTGGCTGTCAGCTCAGAGGGAACCGTTCGAAACGGCTCTGGCGACACGATCAAGATGGAACTCGCCGATATTCTCCGAGGGGAGTACCACGCGCCGCACGTTTCGATCTGGCACTACAAGCTCGACGACCTGAAAGAGGTTGCCGACCCTGAGATGTGGCCAAAGGCTCAGCCAAACATCGGAATTACAGTCTCTTATGAAGCATATCACTTGGACGTTGAGCGCGCTGAGAAGACGCTCGCTGCCCGAAACGATATCCTCGCCAAGAGGTTTGGAATTCCGATGGAGGGCCACACCTACTTCTTCGCCTATGAGGAAACCATCCCCTTCCCCAAGCGCCCTCGCGCGTTCATGGGAATGCCTTGCGCTTTGGGTGCGGACCTTTCTCAGGGTGATGACTTCTGCGCATTCACTGCGCTCTTCCCGCTCCGTAATGGGCGCTTTGGAATCAGAACGCGAAGTTATATTACGGAGTTGACTCTCCACAAACTTCCCGGCGCACTACGAATGAAGTACGAGACGTTCATCAAGGAGGGAAGCCTCCATGTTATGAACGGAACTGTGCTGGACATGATGGAGGTCTACGACGATCTTGATGAGTGGCTCCAGCGTGAGCAGTACGAGCCCCGAGTTCTAGGGTTCGACCCGTACAACTCGGTCGAGTTTGTTACTCGCTGGGAACAGGAGAACGGCTCCTTCGGGATTGAGAAGGTCGCACAGGGAGCCCGCACCGAATCTGTCCCGCTTGGCGAATTGAAGAAACTCTTCGAAGCTCGATACATGGTGTTTGACCAGGAACTGATGGTCTACACGATGGGTAATGCGGTCACTCTCGAAGACAACAACGGAAACCGGAAGCTGTCCAAGCGGCGTTCGGAAGAAAAGATCGATAACGTGGCAGCCCTCATGGATGCCTACATCGCCTACAAGCTAAACAAGGAGGCATTCGAATGAGTCAGAAGATGAGCAATGACGATTTCCTGGCGCACTTCGGTGTCCGTGGAATGCGTTGGGGCGTCCGAAAGGACCGCGGCAACCGAGACGAGATCTTTCGTCAGCGCGCTGCTGAGAAGAAGGCTAACGGAATGCCCACGCGTTCCGCTCTTCGAGCAAAGAACAAGATCGCTCGTGGTGAGAACCGCGCCGCTGCAAAGATCGCCCGAGACAAGGCTGTTGCGGCCGCCGATGCGAAGATCAACGCCGCTCGAGACCAGCTGAACATCGACGCGGCCAACTACAACACGGCCAGGAAGCAGTACAAGACTGACAAGCAGGAGATGGGTCGCGTCGCAGCAAAGCGAGCACTCAACGATGCTCGCGATCAGTTCAACAAGACCTGGGACACGGCCTCGGAACTCACCTACAAGGAACAACAGATTGCAACCGCGGTTGACATAGGTGCTGCAGTTGCTGAAGGCATGAACAAGAGGCGCTCCGCCTGATGCTTCATCCACTACGATTCTGAAAGGAGGTTACGCATGGGCCTCAAGTCCCAGTTCAAGCACGCGTGGAATGCCTTCACGACAAGTGACAACGAAGACATCAGTCGGTCTTACGGCAACAACGCGTCGTTTGGCTCGGGTCGTCCGGATCGTGTTCGGCTGAATCTGTCAAACGAACGTTCCATTGTCTCATCGATCTACACGCGTTTGGCCATCGACTTCGCCAGCGTCACGATGCGACATGTCATTCTAGATGACGACGATCGCTTCAAGAGCGAGTTCAAGGACGGTCTAAACAACTGTCTTCGTCTAGAAGCGAACGTGGATCAGGGTGCTCGATCGTTCCGTCAAGACATCGCGATGTCTCTGTTCGATCAGGGTGTCATTGTCGTTGTTCCAATCGACACGACAGTAAACCCAACACTCACTGGTGGTTACGACATTCTGACAATGCGGGTAGGCACCGTCGTTCGATGGATGCCAAAGCACGTTCGTGTGAATGTCTACAACGATCAGACCGGTAAGCGCGAAGACGTAACTGTCGAGAAGAAGTACGTTGCCATCATCGAGAACCCGCTTTACGCGGTGATGAACGAAACGAACTCAACTCTTCAGCGACTCATCCGAAAGCTCAATCTTCTGGATGCCATTGACGAGCAGTCCGGCTCCGGAAAGCTTGATCTCATCATTCAGCTCCCCTATGCGGTAAAGTCGGAAACTCGACGAGCACAGGCGATGAAGCGTCGAGAAGACATCGAGTTCCAGCTCAAGGGCAGCAAGTACGGCGTCGCTTACACCGATGGAACCGAAAAGATCACGCAGCTAAACCGACCGTCAGAGAACAACCTGTTGACTCAGGTTCAGTACCTCGTCGAGATGCTGTATGGCGAACTCGGTCTAACCCCGGATGTCATGAACGGAACGGCCGATGAAGCCGTGATGCTGAACTACATGAACCGCACGATCGGCCCACTCCTTGACGCTGTCACGGAGGAGTTCCGTCGTAAGTTCCTAACGAAGACTGCTCGCACTCAGGGGCACTCCGTCGAGTACTTCAGAGACCCGTTCAAGCTCGTTCCGATCGCCTCAATCGCGGAGATCGCCGACAAGTTCACCCGAAACGAGATTCTGACCTCGAATGAGCTCAGGTCCGTAATCGGCTTCAAGCCGTCAGCCGACGCAAAGGCTGACCAGTTGGTCAACTCCAACATGCCAGTAGCAAAGGCCGCTCCGTCGGAGCCGGCACCACCAGTAACACCAACACAGGAAGGAGATAGCCAAAATGGAACCTGACTTTAGCGGATGGGCCACTAAGGCAAATCTCAAGTGCTCCGACGGTCGAACCATCACCCCCGATGCTTTCAAGCACATGGATGGTGTGAAGGTCCCCCTCGTTTGGATGCATGGACACAAGGAGGCATCAAACGTCCTCGGACACGCGATCCTCACCGCCAAGCCCGAAGGCATCTGGGCTGACGCATTCTTCAACGACACCGACAACGGCGTCAACACGAAGAAGCTCGTTCAGCACAAGGACCTCGACTCTCTCTCGATCTTCGCCAACGAGGTCGTCGAGAAGAGCCTTCAGGTTCTTCACGGCTTCATTCGCGAGGTCAGCCTGGTTCTTTCGGGAGCCAACCCCGGCGCCAAGATCATGAATGTGCGTATCGCGCACAGCATGGACGACATCGAAGAGCTCGCCGACGAAGTGACCATGGTGTTCGGCGAGAAGATCGAGTTCAAGCACTCGGCAGTCGTCGAAGACCCTGCCGATGACGGCGACGACGCCGGCGACGTTGAGGAACTCACTGCTCAGGAGGTGTTCGACACCCTGACGGAGACCCAGCAGGAGGTCGTCCACGCCATGCTCGGTGCAGCCCTCGAGGTCGATGACCCTTCCGCGGCCATCGCCCACGCTGCCGGAGACAAGACCCTCCAGGAGATCTACGACGGCTTCACGGAGGAACAGAAGAACGTCGTGCACTACATGATCGGCGCAGCCATCTCGGCGGCCGGCGACAACACCACCGCCGCCCACTCGGGCACCAACACCGAGGGCAACCTCATCCACCAGGAAGGCAACGACATGAACCACAACCTCTTCGAGGGCAACGGCAAGGCCACGGCGACCAACAAGGACGGCGTCGAGCTGAAGACCCTTTCCCACTCGGACATCGAGACCATCAACGAGAACGCCAAGAAGGTCGGCTCCTACAAGGAGGCGTTCATCGCTCACGCCGCCTCCCTCGGCTACGGCATCGACGACATCGAGTTCCTGTTCCCGGACGCCAAGACCGTCAACTCGCAGCCCGACCTGATCGCTCGTCGCACCGAGTGGGTCAAGGACGTCATCGACGGCGCCAAGCACAGCCCGTTCTCCCGCGTGAAGAGCATCCACTCTGACCTCACCGCCGAGCAGGCTCGCGCCAAGGGTTACGTCAAGGGCAACCTGAAGAAGGACGAGGTCATCAGGCTTCTGAAGCGCGTGACCACGCCCACCACGGTCTACAAGAAGCAGAAGCTGGACCGTGACGACATCATCGACATCACCGGTCTCGACGTCGTGGCCTGGCTGAAGTGGGAGATGCGCTTCATGCTCGAGGAGGAGCTCGCGCGTGCGATCCTCATCGGTGACGGTCGCGAGCCCGACGCCGAGGACAAGATCGACGAGGACAAGCTCCGCCCGATCGCCTGGGACAACGAGATGTACGCCCACCCGGTGAACCTGCCGGCGAACACCTCCACCGAGGGCATCGTCGAGTCCGTTCTCCGCGCCCGCAAGTTCTACAAGGGCACCGGTACCCCGACCTTCTTCACCACGGACGACATCCTCACGGACATGCTCCTGATCAAGAACAAGCTCGGTACCCGGGAGTACAAGACCGAGGGTGAGCTGGCTGCGGCCATGCGCGTCTCGAAGATCACCGTCGTCGAGGTCATGGAGGACACCCCCGACCTGCTCGGCATCATCGTCAACATGGCCGACTACACCATCGGTGCGGACCAGGGCGGTCAGCTGGCGATGTTCGAGGACTTCGACATCGACTACAACCAGCAGAAGTACCTGATGGAGACCCGGATCTCGGGCGCCCTGACCAAGGCCAAGTCGGCCGTCGTCATCAAGCGCACCACCGGCACCACCGTCATCCCGCTCGCGCCGGCCTACAACACCACGACTCACGTCATGACGGTTCCGACCATCACCGGTGTTAGCTACGTCAACGTCACGAACCCGCTGGCTGAGGTTGCCCTCACCAACGGTGCCGCGATCACCCTGACGGCGACCGTCGACATCGAGGCTCGCCCGACCACGGGTTACAACTTCGCGCACAACACCGACGCCGACTGGACCATCGCCTACACCGCTTGACGGTAAGGGCAGGTTCGGATGGCAACGAGAAAGTTCTTCGGGCTCGTCGGTTTTGTGACGACTGCTACGGAGACAGCTCCCGGCGTATTCAAGGAAGGTGTTGTCGAGTACGAGTACTACGGCGACATCGTCAGGAATGCCCGGGAGCTGGAGCAGGCTGCCAAAGTCAACGACGACTTTTCAGTCAGCAACTCCATCAGCATCGTTGCGGACGATTACGCCAACGAACATTTTCACGCCATTCGTTACGTGAAGTGGGCGGGGGCTCTGTGGGCGGTACCAACCGTCGAAGTACAGAGCCCTCGCCTGCTTCTGAGGTTGGGAGGTATCTACAATGGGGTCAAGGTCTGATCTGAACGATCTGTTCAAGACACTGGCGCCCAACGTCTACTTCCAGCCACCGGCGGATGCACAGATGCAATATCCGTGCATTACGTACGAGCGGGACACGGCTGACGCTAGGTTCGCTGGCAACTCCAAGTACCTTGTTCGCAAGAGGTACACCGTGACCGTCATCGATGAGAATCCGGATTCTCTGATTCCCGATGCGGTCGAACTTCTGCCACTGTGTTCAAAGAGCACATTCTTCGTGGCAAACAACCTCAATCACGACGTCTTCAACATCTTCTTCTGAAAGGAAACCATCATGGCCGCTCTCACGTGGGACCAGACCACCAAGCGCGAGTACGAGACCGGTGTCGAGAAGGGTGTTCTCTACATCCCCGACAACACCGGCGCCTACAACACCGGCTTCGCCTGGAACGGACTCGTTTCCGTCACCGAGGCTCCCTCCGGTGCCGAGTCCAACAAGCAGTACGCCGACAACCGGGTGTACGCGAACCTCCTGTCCGCCGAAGAGTTCGGTGGCACCATCGAGGCCTTCATGTACCCCAAGGAGTTCGGGGAGTGCGACGGTACCGCGTCCCCCAAGAAGGGCCTCTACCTGGGTCAGCAGACCCGCAAGCCCTTCGGTCTCTCCTACAAGACCCTCCTGGGCAACGACGTCGAGAACAACGACTTCGGTTACAAGCTCCACCTCGTCTACGGTGCGCTCGCGTCCCCGTCCGAGAAGGCTTACACCACGGTCAACGACTCGCCTGAGCTGATCACCTTCAGCTGGGAGTTCACCACGACTCCCGTCGCCGTCCCCGGCCTCAAGGCCGCCGCGATCCTGACGATCAACTCGACCCAGGTGGCTCCGCTCGACCTGGCCGCTCTCGAGGCGCTGCTCTACGGGACCACCGGTACCCCGGGTACCCAGCCGGAGCTTCCGCTTCCGGCCGACGTGTTCGCTCTGTTCACGGACATCGTCTGATTCTAGCCGCCGGCTAGATCAGCCTCTAAAAGGAGACCAGAGAGTGCTCACAATCACAGTTCCACTAGCTGAAGGGTTCGACGACGAACTAGAAGAGTTCGTCATCACCAAGTCTTTCCAGTTGGAGCTGGAGCACTCTCTGGTCTCTCTTTCAAAATGGGAGTCAAAGTATGAGAAGCCGTTCCTCTCGGAGAACAGCATAACGTCCGAAGAGACGCTTTGGTACATACAAGCCATGACTCTCACGCCCGACGTTCCTGAGTTGGTGTATTCGCACCTCTCAAAGAAGAACGTCGATGATGTAAGTGAGTACATCAATGGGAAACAAACCGCCACGTGGTTCCGTGAGGAGAAGAATCGACCTCGAAGTCATGAGGTCGTCACCGGCGAGATCATCTACTACTGGATGCTTTCCCTGAACATCTCAAAAGAGTGCGAGACCTGGCACCTCAATCGGCTAATCACGCTGATTCGAGTGATTAACGAGAAGAACGCGCCTCAAAAGAAGCGAAACGGCGTCGACTCGGCGCGGTCTCGAAGTGAAATGAACCGACAACGCCTAGAGCGCGCCGGTCTAGGATGAGAGGAGAAACTCAATGCGTCTATCGTGGACTACGCCAGGAGATCGATACTTCGACTCTGGTGTCGATCGTGGTGTTCTATTCGCAAACGTCAACGCTGGAGTAGCATGGGTCGGTCTCATCTCAGTCGCGGAGTCTCCGACTGGTGGTGATGCTCGTCCTTTCTACCAAGACGGCGTTAAGTACTTGAGCCGCACGGCCAAAGAAGACTTCGAAGCGACTGTGACGGCGTTCTCGGCGCCAAAAGAGTTCTCGGTTTGCGACGGCGCAGCGGCAGTTCAAACGGGATTGTTCGCCACCCAGCAGCCAAGGAAGCCTTTCGGTCTTAGTTACCGAACTCGAGTCGGAAACGACATCGATGGGCAAGAGCACGCGTACAAGATCCACCTGATCTACAACGCCGTTGTTGCGCCGTCATCCAGGGACAACAAGACGTCAGGTTCTGACGTAGAGCCAAACACGTTGTCCTGGGCCATCTCCGCTTTGCCTCCGACGCTGACTGGTCGCAAGCCGACCGCGCATTTCTTCGTCGACTCTCGCTGGGCCGACCCAGTTAAGCTAGCCGCATTCGAGACGATCCTCTACGGATCTGACGTTGCCGAAGCTCGCTTGCCCAGTGTCGCCGAACTCTCGACGATATTCGCCCCAACAACGTAGAACACCGTCTTGAAAGGACTGTCACTTGATCTCTGCTAGTTCAAAAGGCTCTTTCAAGAACACCGAAACGTTCCTGCGCAAGATGCAGAAGCTCGATATTCGAGCAATCCTCGAGTCAAACGCTCAAGCCGGAGTTGTTGCACTTCGAACCGCAACTCCAGTCGACTCGAGGCTTGCTTCGGACTCGTGGGGATATTTGGTCGAAGGTGGCGGCGGTCGATGGACCATCACGTGGACGAACAGCGACGTAGAATCCGGGTTCCCTGTCGCGATCATGCTTCAGTACGGATATTCGACAGGAACCGGCGGCTACGTTAGTGGTCGTGACTACATCAACCCCGCAATCAAGCCGATCTTCGACAAGATCGCAGCCGACGTCTGGAAGGCGGTGACCTCAGCATGAGTAGTGTCGACTCTCGCATCGTCGAGATGAAGTTTGACAACGCGCAGTTCGAGGCGGGAATCCGCCAGACCCTAAGCTCTCTTGCCACACTTGAGCGGGCGATGAAGTTCCCCAACGCTGGGGCAGGACTTGCTGGAATCAGCTCTGCTGCCCGTAAGGTGGACCTCAGTCCCGTCTCGGCCCAGGCCCAGCAGGTTGAAAGTCACTTCAGCGTCATGGCTGCTGCGGCTGCTGTAGCCCTCGGCAACATCGCGACCAAGGCCGCTGTTGTTGGCGGTCAAATCGCAAAGTCTCTGTCGATC